TAACACGATGTTTAGTGATAGAGGTCTAACGTGTCAACTAATTCATCTGAACAATAAGGTGTAAGTTATCAAAGAACGTTCGAGTTGGGTTTGAACCATCAACCCTAGCTCTATCTTACAAGGGAGGATGTCTAATAATGAAAAAATTAATTGCTGAAATACGTAAGTTAGAAGCCAGGTCAGCAGCAATAAATATAAAAATTAGCGCTGCCAAAAGCGTTGAGGAAATTAGAGCTCTACAACCTGAAGTGGACGAAATAGTCGATGACCTCCAATTAAAAAGAAACAAGCTCTATGCGATGCAAGGCACAGAGTCTGAGCCTGAATTCAGGGGAGAACCCCATACAACAGCTCAAAGAAGTCAACCAACCGGCGCGTTCAACGTGATCGGGTCCTATGGAATCGGTGCAGCCGGTGGCCAGCAACAAAGGAGTGAAGAGATAATGCCAGATAAAAACGACTTATATGCAACTCCTGAATATCGGAGTGCATTTTTCAAAACATTGCTTGGGAAAGACCTAACAAACGAAGAGTCTGAATCCTACTCTAGAGCAATGGACCTTACCAAAGCAGAACGCCGTGATACATTCAGCACAACCACGAGTGCGGCAGCCGTGTTGCCTACTACAACGCTTAATCAAATCATCGTCAAGGCGCGAAACCTTGGAGGCATAATTTCGCATTGTAGAGATTTTGCTATCCCAACAAACTTAACCGTTCCAATTGCAACGCCAAGTACGAAAGCGGCGTGGCACGTTGAAGGAGCACCAGTAGCGGCTGAGGATGCTACAACAGGTATTTCTAATGTGTCATTTGCGGCTTACGAAATCCTTAAGGTGTTTAGTCTTTCGGCAGCAGCTAAGACAATGACTATTTCAGCGTTTGAAGCCTATATCATCGATGAGCTGACAGCTAGCGTAATGGAAACTATTGCAGATAGCCTTGTCAATGGTACAGGGGACGCACAGGGTACAGGGGTAATGACAATCACATGGAACGCGGGGAACAGTTCCACGTTTGCGATAGGTGGGTCTGTATCCCATGAAGACCTTACTAAGCTGGTTGCTAAGCTTAAGAGTGGATATGGTAACGGGGCAAAGTGGGCCATGAACAATACAACACTATACAACCAAATGTACGGTATGACTGATGCCAATGGGCGTCCTATCTATATCGCCGATCCTAAGAACGAAGTGATTGGATTTATCTTAGGTAAGCCTATCGTTATTGATGATGGCCTTGCTGATGATGTGGTTATCCTGGGTAACTTCAAGTACATGGGCTACAACATACCACAAGGTGTGATGATAGAAGTGTCAAGAGAGAGTTCCTTCCGATCCGGATTGATCGACTACAGAGCAATGGCCATCGCGGATACTAAGCCCTTAGTGGATGAGGCATTCGTGAAACTCTCTAGAGCGTTAATCTAAAACAACAAAGAATGCCGGTGCTGGTGAGGGCATCGGCATTCTTTATATAAAGGGAGGCAACGATCATGAGGACAGCACACTATTGGTTACTGCATGGTATGACGTTGAAGCCAGATCGTCGAACACTTCAAAGAAATGGGAAGGTAGGTAGAGGATATGGAAATCAGTATTCAGCCAAGAACAAGGATGTCGCAAGTTCGTGGGGGAGCAGAGTTTGGGGTACAAGTTACATTAGTTATTAAGACAGCAGACATAGAAGAGATACAATCCTTGCGGAAACAATGGGATGAGATCGATACTAGTGATGATATAAGGAAGATGATTGAAACCATTGGAGCGTTTGAGGATCGGAAGAAAGTTAATGCAACAAGATAGCCCCCCACCCCGAGACAAAAACTCTATTTTCCTTGGACCGTAGGCTGAACCACATTTACACATGAATCGAGAAGTTTCAATTCCCTCCAAGAATTACCCCCCACCGCCCAAAGTACCAGATAATGACAGAAAGGGGATAAGATATGGCACGTCCTAGAAAACCGCCAAAGCAGAAAGTTAAGATTTCGGACCTACTTAAATACATCGAAAATCTTGCTCAAGACGATCCGATCCGGCAGCACATGACACCGGATAGAATGATTCGCTGGAAGCGATATGTTGAAGAACTTGAGTATTTAGAGTTCATCATCCATGGCCTCAAAGAAGATATTGCAGAGCATGGTTCAATTGAGCTTTATGTCAATGGAGCGCAACAGACCAGGCGAACGAACCCAGCGCTGACCACCTACAGCGATCTCCTTAAAGTCTATAATCAATTCTTTAGGATGCTGTCAGAAATAAACCATTGTGTAGAAATCCAGATCGAAAAAAGTTGGTAATACCGAAGGGTTAATTTTCAATAATGGGGATACCCTTAAAACGGCGTAAGCGTGAGCAATCAAGACATTATCCTTGTGGTTGAAAACACCCCATAATGGCAAGCGCTTGCCAATTCGAATAAGGAGGAATTAGCGTGGCACATGTCAGAGATAAAAAGATTACCATTTTAACTGGGGAATTAATAGTAAATGAAGGAAAGGAGAGTAATTACAATGAGTAGCGGCGGTAGCTTTGAAATCACTGGATTAGATGAATTCGAGCGTGATCTTATTAAAGTCATTAGCCAAAAGTATCCAAAAGAGGCTAAGAAATTCTTACAAAAACAAGCTAACGCTGTAAGAAGACTGACACGGGCTAACACACCAAAAGATACAGGGTATACAAAAAAACACTGGACGGTACGCACGAAAGGCAAGAAAGCTTTAAGCGCTAACTCATTTGAATCCAATGTCGGAAATAATGCTCCACTAGCTCATTTACTTGAGAATGGACATTCTATTGCAAATCAATATGGAAAATTCGGGTGGGTTCCTGGATTCCACATGCTCGAAAAAGCCGTGATTGCAAGGGAGCCTGTATTTAATGATGAGCTGAAAGATTTCATCCGTAAGACTTTAGAGGAGTTAGAGTTATGATCGTTGATCACCCAAGGGACAAGGAAAGAAGGTAATTAACCTTGGTAGTGAAACAGAGCAATCGGGAGCAATCCAGACTTCGCAACTTCTTGCGAAAACACTCCAAATTGGCAAGCGCTTGCCAATTTGAAAAACACGTAAATCAGACGCCAGGGCGATATTTGAACGAATACAGGAATTCCAATAATTATCTACTTGTCATAGTACCTATTATCGGACCCAAGAGAGGGAAGTGAGACAATGGCAGACCACGAAATAGGAGCTATCTTAACGCTAAGGGATAATATGAGCAGCGTACTACGGGGCGTAAGAGGTGAACAAGCGTCATTTAGGCAAGATACTGCGTCCACGCAAAGAACAGTAAGCGAACCAATTGTAATTCAACTCGACGCGGCTGCCGCGAATATGTAGGAGGGGATGAACTTGGAAATTTGGCTAACGCGGCATTAAACATGGGTTAGAAGAATTGAAATTGCACAAGAAAAGAGGACCGGGCGTAATTGTCTAGTCCTTTTTTTTATTTGGTAGCATGACAAAGCAGGTTTTTGATAAAATTATCATAAAGTCCATACGCACGCACGCACGAAGTTAAAGTCTGTCAGCTCCCCTCACATTGAGGGGTACTCATGACGGAACAAAAAGGGGGTCTCAATCTGAACCACCCTAAATCTCGTTGCCATAACCTTTTTAAACCTTTTATTCGTTGCGCTATTACATTGACCGTAGGCAAATAAACATATTCGACAACATGATAAAGTAAATGTTGACAATAGCTGATAGATAATGATAGTATTAGACAGAAAATAAGGAGAGGTGATAGCAAAGGTGGGAATTGATAAGCTACCCGAGATTTTAACTACACGGGAGCTTGCAGACTTTTTAAAGATTAGCGACCAAACAGTCATAAGGGCAATCAAGGCCGGATCATTAAATGCTATGAAAGTAGGAAGAGATTGGAGAATTGAGAAAGAAGCAGTCTTCGAGTGGCTCAAAGGAAAAGAAGGGAAATAAAAGGCAGCCCCTGCGACTTTAGACGGAGACAGGGACCACCAGCAACACCTACCCACAAGAGGGAGAAGTCTATTTTATTGTAGCACATAATCCTCTTGTGGAGAATTGGAGGATAAAAATACAATGCTAAGATTTTTTATCAAACTGTTTAGCAAACCAAGCACACCGGCTGAGCGCAAAGTGCAGAGCTGGGATCGTTACTTTAAAAGCCAGGTAGAAGTCTAAACGCAAAAAACTAAATGGAGAGAGGATGGCACGGATATATGAAAACACAAGAAGAACTTCAACGTGAATTATCCAAGCAAACCTCAGAGGTAGAGGACGCTATGCTTAAGCTTAGAAAGGCCATGGTGATACTAGAATACTGGACTGATGAATATGGATTTCAGGACAAGCCAGAACCATTACAGGCCGTAATGTATAGGGAAACTATCCTGCCAGAAAAAAACATAAGGGCAGAGCAATCTTGTAAATGGTTTTACGAATATAACCGCATCTATCAATTTATTGATATCGTACGCGACTATGTTTATGAGAGCAAAGAACTACTGGGAAAAGCATTAGGTTAAACATATTAAGATACTTTTGTACGGACTCCGTACAAAAGTAGGCAAACCAAAAGGGCACCGCTGCCCCTTCGAGCGAACCTATAGTCAGCGGTGATCCCAGGTTAAAATAAGAGGAGGATTTATGAACAACTTACAAACTCGATCAATAGCCAGGGCTAAACAGCTCAAGGAACAATTAGGAGGAACAATCTTCGCCTTTCCAACAGAGGAGGATAACCCCTTCTCTCCCTATGCCATCGTCATGTGTGTTGACGATCAATACTTTCCTTACCCCGATGCGTGCGATATATCGGAGGCAGCCGGTGGGATAGTCACCCTTCTGGAGGAAATGAAGAAAAGCGGAATGGACGTGGACTATGAAAGAAATGTTCGCTTGATTTCTTACCAAGCACAGGTGGATGCACCGAGCACTGTCATGTGGAAGCTGAAGAAGGGGAATGTCAGTAAGCCTCCCCTTGAGGAGGGGAAGGACTTCCAAGAGGGAAGCGAGGAAGAAGGAGAACTGATATCAGCGCGCGGCCTACTTAAGATAAGCTACCTCCAAGTGGTTGATGAAAAGAATCCAAAGGCTGGTCAATTCATGGATAAATATTACCAGCTCCTGGCAACACGCAAATATGGCAAAACAGCAGCCGCCATTAAGCAGGAAGTTCGCAAAATGACAAAAGATCAAGCCCTCGGGTGGCTAGAACAAACCTTCAAAAAATATGTCCATGACGACATGGAGGTTATGAACTTTCTAGACTTAAAATGAGGGGCGAAAGTCTCTCATTCCTTTATTTGACTTTACACTAAAATATGTTTATAATTAAAACTGTATTTAATTATTTTATTAAGTAAGGGGGGAATCACATGAACAGATTCCAACTTGAAAAACTATACGAAGTCAATGGCCTAAAGGATATGAAAAGTTCATCGTCAATTACTTCAATGGTCAAGGCTTAGACACTAGAATGACCATGATCCCCAAAGGGATTTACTTTGTTGAGGATTTCGATTACTTAGTCAAGGAAAACCCAAAGGATGATTACTGGAACGTGTCAGGTGGCCTTGTAATGGCCATCGATAAGAATGGCCTAAAGACTATCCATAGAACATGGAGTGATCCAGACTACGCACACCTTGAGGCCATAGAAGGCAAGCATAAGACCTATCTGAGATTTGAGTACAAGATTGATGACGATCGGGATGAATGGCAGCACGTTTACAGCGCAACAAATTGGGGCTAATAGGAGTGAACAACATGGATAAGACCACGTATAGGGCATTAACCACAGAGGAGAGGATCAGTTTCCTAAACTCTGAAATGGCAGCCGGTAAAAAGCTTAACCTTGTCTGCAAGGAGATCGGGATCGCGGATAACATTTCAACTGAATTCAGGAAAAAAGGCTATACCAGGGATGAGCAAGGGCTTTATATTAAACACGATCAGCAGCACCCTGGACAAATGAATATTGACCACCTCAAAACTGATGAGGTAACACAGGGTGACACAGAAAGTGAAGAGGGTACAAATACCCCTCCTGTGGTCAATGAAACAACTGGGAGCAAAATTTCCCTGAGTGAAAATGATCTCCCCAAATCTGGGGAACCAAAGAGAGTAGGCCGACCACCAAGAACAGGTAAGAAGATGAAGAAACTGACGATAGAGATTGATCCAGACGTGTACAAAGCGTTGTTATTTTACAAGATTGACCAAGAGTTGTACATGAACAACTATATTGAGGAATTAATCAAAGCTAATGTCCCTGAGAAGTATTTCGATATCTAAAGTGTAGAGTGTTCAAGAGTATTACTTTTGAACACATCAAGCACTAAGGAGTTGAGATCATGCTATGTCAAATTAGCGAAAGTAAGAAAAATGACCATTGTGATAAATTAACAGGCATTTATAAAAAGGACCTAATAACCTGTGGACGGTGCAGAGAGGTTGTGAAAATTGATCTTGTTCGGATTATAACGAAAATGGAAAAAATCTATCTGACCGAAACAATCCGCCATAAGGATGGCCGAAAGTACAAACTAACGGACATGGAACAGCAGGATATTACTTACGCTCATAAAACTGGCCAAAGCATGGATGAGCTTGCAAAAAAATACAAGGTAAGCAAAGGGACAATATTTAATGTATTGCACAGAGACAAGTAATGAAAAAAATCGGACGGTCCAAAGTTCGACCGTCCTCCATAGGGACAAGTAATTTGATTTAATTTGTCCTATTATATAGTAGCTTTTTGTAACGTTAGTAGACAAATAGTAGACAATTGAACATTACACATCGAACACGGCAAAATAAAAAACACCGCAAACCCTTGCGGTGTCTCACTTTCTTTTTGGCAGGGGATGAGAGAGTCGAACTCCCATCAGCGGTTTTGGAGACCGCTGTTCTAGCCATTAAACTAATCCCCTAGAATTTTTAGCAACGAAGTGAATTATATATGAAAAAGGAAAAAGTGTCAAT